AAATAAATAATGATACGATAAGATACGCAAATATACGAATATGATGCTACAACTAAATCCAATGATACCAATATTTAGAGTATCAGATAATATGGAAGGTTTTGCGTTTCTCGTGATTGATTACTCACAAGAACACGATTTACTATTTACCTGTGCTATGGATGATGGCAAGATATGGACGCTTAATAACAAGGAGATAAGAATGCCTAAGAATATATCTTTGGACAGAAAATAAAATAATATGAAGCACTCAAATTCATTTACACACGACTTAGCTTTTGGCGAAGAGGCAGAAGACTGGGTAAAGGGAATATTTACTGGAGCATTTAAGGTAGAAGTTAAGAGCGATAGAATGGCTCATAAGACTGGCAACTTATTTATAGAAGTGTTTTCAAGAGGCAAGCCAAGCGGAATATCTACCACCACCGCAGATATTTGGATATACAGAATAGAGGCGCATGGCACTGCTATTATAGTCCCAACAAAGATTATAAAGGAAGTGGTTAGGGAATGTTTTTTGAAAAACAACCAAAAATATACATTAGGAGGAGATAATAATACAAGCAAAGGAGTGTTAGTTCCAGTGATAAAGTTATTATAGTATAAATATCAGTTTAAAACTGACACATAGAATATAAAACATAATAGGTATAGGCGCGCAATAACTTCCGATTTCAATAGAACGCACAAATAGCCCTAGTATTAATTTGCTAGGGTTATTTTTATTTAGTAAACTTTATTCTTGCTTATTTAGTTTACTTAATTATATTTGTACCATAATTATAATAATAAAACATATGGCAAGACCTTCAATGTACAACGAGCCGACTAAAGTATTAGCGGAGAAAGTTCCAATTAGTCATTACGATAGGCTAAAACAAATAATTAGGGACGAACTTAAAAAATTACAAAAAAAAAACCAATTACTAAAAAAATAATATTATGAATAGAAAAGTAAATAGAGGCTATTTTCAAACAGTAAACCCTTACATAGAAGCAACAACAAAAAGAATAAAAAGGTCTGAATTTGAAGAAATAATAGAAAAACCATTAATATTTGACAATGGAGACGTTATGTTTTATATTGGGAATAATTTATTTTGTTTAGATGGCGGAGGAGACGATGCTTTAGACTATAAAGAATTAGAGGGGGAATATATAGAGATAGTAATTGATAGCGTAATTATAAATAAAAAGATATCAAATGCTTTTAATGCTATTAAAGAATCTATTGCTGAAGACAATAAGAAATACGAACAATTACAAGAAGTAAAGAAAACTTATGTAATGCTTGATAATAAAAATGGATGTTACAAAATAGGAGTTTCAAATAATCCCACATACAGAGAAAGTACTTTACAAAGCGAGAAGCCTTATATCTCTTTAATAATGACCAAGGAAGATAATATTGAAAAAGAATTGCATAATAAATTTAACAATAAAAGAATAAGAGGGGAATGGTTTTCGTTAAGTCAAGAAGATTTAAACGACCTACTATTAACATACGGATTTTCCTTGATTAACAATTAAATAGAACTGAAAATGAGTATAACAATCAACAATTATGTAACATACTTCAGGGTATCAACAGACAAACAAGCCAACAGCGGACTAGGACTAGAGGCACAAGAACAAATGGTATTACCAATCACAAACAAGGGAACAGTACTAGCAACCTTTACTGAAATTGAGTCAGGAAAAAAAGCTGATAGACCCAAGTTAAGAGAGGCAATAAACCTGTGCAAGGAGAAGAAGGCAATATTACTCGTAGCAAAGTTAGATAGGTTGTCTCGTAGCATAAGCTTCATAGCAAACTTGATGGATAGTAAGGTACAATTCAAGTGTGCTGATATGCCCGAGATGGACAACTTCTCAATCCACCTGTTCGGCTCTATGGCAGAAAGGGAGAGGGTGATGATATCAGAGAGAACAGCAGCAGGACTAAACTCAATCAAGGTTCGTATACAGAAGAACGGATTCCACGTAACAAAGAACGGACGCATAATCAGCTCGCTAGGCAATCCTGAAATGCAAGACCCAAATAAAGCTAAAATACTAATGGCAGAGATAGCCAAGAAGAGAACTTACGTTAAGAAGTCAAACGTAGGTATAGAACTAATCAAGGCATACTCCCAGAATAATGTTCCAAAGGCAGAGATACAAAGGAGGCTACTAGAGAACGGCATATCGCTATCTTTGAAGTCTATATACAAGTATGCCGTATAGTCGGATACTCCTCCTATTACAGCATACCCCCTTGAAAAGTACCCCACCCCCTGACAACTAGGGCGGTGGGGTTTTTTTGTGCGTGCAGGTGCGTGTATTCTTAGAAAGAGGGTATGGTGGTGAAAATGTGCTATAACCATAATAAAAGCCATCACCGAGTCGCTCAAAAAAACATCCCCATACCCATCGTAACCATGCGCACCACATTGATTTAAAAGGTATTATGATGTGATGCATGATGTTTTGTGTATTAATTGGTAAAATAGAAACCAAAGAAACCGAGCAAAGCCAATGAACATACAAGCACAAACATATTGCTTACTGCCATCGTTTGTACTATCAGAAACGAACGTTTCACATGGGTAAATACAATGACCATGTAACGCTCGGAGATGCAACAAAATGGTTATATGATAATCAGCTATTTACAAAACCATCGTCAAAATATAATTAGCTGATAATGAGATGCAAAATGCCAATTGCTCATGGGATGGAGACAAGTTTTTGAGAGCATAGTTTTTTTAGCCTTAAAAGAGACTAATAACGCCAATTTATCCTTATCATTGCACATCAAAAACGAAACTACTATATATACTCAGCGCAATATAAACCGATTACAAGCGCATTTACTGTTCATTCGATGGATTGAGTCACTATGTATAAGTAAAGGCATTACAATGTATCGAATAGGTAAAGACTGCAATTTGCCCGAGCAATTCCTATACAATGTTAAAAACGGACATCATAAATATTCAATTGCTATAGATGTTATTATCCTTATTAGTAAACAATACAATTATCCTTTTATCCTTAGTGATTTATTAGCCTAAAATTTGGTTATTTGATGCTCATTTTCAGTTATGCAAACATCTCACATTCAGTTTATTAACTTATAGTGCTCATTTTCAGCTATTTAGTTTTAAAACCTATAATTTGATGGTTTTTAACTTGATTAATACAAAAAATATTCATCTCATAATCAATCACTTGAAAAATACTTTCATAAATTATCTTGATATGTTATTGCATTATCAAACCTATACCTATATTGCCAATGTTTTCAAGCAGTAAAATTCTCGAAAATATCGTTCTTTATATGTATGTCTGACAAATCGTAATTGTTAGAAACAAACTGCTTAAACACATACCGAACGCAGTAGTAAATGTTGAGTGATTCATGACATAGAACACTAGAGATTCCTAATCTAAGAAAATAGGCGAGAATTAACTGAAGAGTAATACAGTGAAAATCGAAAAGAAAATTGTATAAGCATGATAACTGCTTACTGATGAGAGCAAGTTAGCTCGAAACAATCACATTTTAAATCAATCAATCATTATGAAAACTAAAAATCAATTATTAGCAGAGCTACAAGCAGAATTCCCAATGAATCCAAGAGTTAGAATGGTTTTTAAAGACTGCGAAACACTACGAGACATAAAACAAACTATATGTTGGGAGTTAAACTTTGCTCAGACTGTAGAAAAGCAGATTAAACAAGGTGATTTATACCAACAATGGTATTTAGGTGAATTATATAGCAAAGATACCAATGATATCAAGCGTTTAAGAAATGCTTGTTACTATGTAGCTAATAAATTAGGCTATAAAATTACTACTTCTAGTCATTTTCATTACATAGGCGAAATAGGTAAAAAATAATCAATTCACATTTAAAAAAACAATCAATCATTATGAAGAAACAATCAAAGAATTGCCCATGGGCATCAAAAATGAGAAAACAAGCTAGTTTGCAGTTAATTGGTATGACTGCTTTCTTTACAATCGTTATTTTATCAACAATCTTAATTAATCACTAATCACATGGAAAAAACAATCAAAATTACTATCGAAATCGAATCTGAGATTGATAGAAATACTACTTCAGTAGTCAGAATAGTTGATATGCTATTCACAACTAGCAGTTATCTGATAGATGCAGATGACATACTAGAATCGTTTAAGAATGCAGTGAAAGTATCTAAAAAGAAATTCAAGGATATTACCATTTGCGTTAATACTAGTGACTATGGCAATTATCAAAGCTATAGACATATAAAATCGTTTAGGGTGCTAAATAATTATGGTGTAATTACTGCTTGTGATGGCAATTATGAAGGTAATTTTCACAACTATCAAGAATTCGATATCAAACATCTTCCTAAAATCATAAAAGAGCACGTCTCTTATGTTAATTCGCAGTTTATAATAGAAGTAAAGAATAAGCAAACACTAGCGTAAATGGTTCAAGGCATGGGTTCGACTCCCATGCTATGCTCAAAAACAATTAAATAAATAAATAACATGAAGAAAACAATCTTAATCACATCAGAATATGGCTTTTGTCATAATTGGTCATTAGTAGTCAGAAACAAAAAATATGTCAAACAATTCTTCTTAGGGCAAGATGTTAAATTTTGCAGTAGAATATTAGGCATGAGCACTTCAGACGTTGTAGCATCTATAGGCACAAATCAGATAGCTGAGGGCACTGTAGGAAATACTAAATTAGCTAATTTCATCTATAAGGAATTAGGCTTAAATGTTAAAAGAGTAAACGAGCTAGAGTCATGGGACTTGTGCTCACAATAAATCAATTAATCAATCACTAAAAAAAATCAATCATCATGAAAACAATCACTCAAAAGGAATCTTTCTTAAGATTAAAAAACAGTCCATCATTGGCATCAACAAAGTTTGCAGAACGTATAATAAATGACTGCGAGAATGCTAGAGAATTGAAATGTGAATTGGAATGGCAATTCAATAAGTATAAGTGCTTAGAGGAACAAAGCAGTAAAAAGGAGCAATGGAATGTAGGTATAAAGTATTCTTTTCTTCCTCAGCAGATTGCTCAGAGACTGCTAGATTTAACTAAAATAGCAGACGCTATGAATTACGAAGTCTACAGTCCAAACGGAGCATATTTTATCAAACCTAAAAAATCAATTAAATAGCATGACAAATTACATCATTCAAAACACTGCGAATGGCAGTATTATTAGCGCATTTCCGACATTGGAATTGGCACAAGCAAGAGTACAAGAGTACTATCAATTCGATTCATGTAACAATGAATTCATTGATGGTTATTATTCAATCATTAAAGTAGGAGGAAATAACTAATGAGAGCACAAATCTTAATCAAAGGGCAAATTGGTGGTAATTTTAGAATACTATCAAAGATGTCAAATTACGAAATCAAAAGAAACGGAATGTTCAATTCTTTTAGCCTAATCTATAATAGTGTAGCAGATGCAAAGAAAGATATCCGTAAGGCAATAAAAAGCCTTAAATCTGATGATGATTACCCATCATCAAGAGATAGAATCAATAAGAATGCCACACATTTAAGCTACGATGCAAGTGAGGCAATATTGTACAAAATTTATAAAAACGAATTATACTAATAAATAAATAACATGGAAAAAAAATTGAAACAATTCATACTAATCTATAATGATGACAGTAACGACATTACTAACCATTATGATATAAACGAGGTAAAAAGTTTATATTTAAATGAGCAGATTAGAACTTCAGATGGGACAGTAAAAACTTGTATAGAAGTATTAGAAAAGATTTAGTTTAACTGACGAGCATTTAATATGCGAAACAAGGTTTAATAAAAGCCTTGTCTTAAACAATTAAAAAATAAATAAATAATCATTATGAACAATCAATCAATCCAAGAAAAAACATTCAATTTATTAGAAAGCACTAATTTAAATTGGTCAGTAAGCAAAGAAGAGTTAATCTCTAAAGATGGTAAAACCACCGAGACATTTGGTATCTTCAGAAACGATACTGATGCATGGTTAGGCAGTGTAGGTAATCGTTATGTGCCAATGCAGAATTGGGAGTTAGCAGAGACCATCGTAGGAGCTACTGAAGGCATCGGTTTAGAAACCACGAGAGGAGGAGAATTAGATGGAGGTAAGAAGGTTTACTTACAAGCAGAATTGCCATCAATGTACATCGGTAAATCATCTATCATGAGATGGATTACTGCATTAAACTCAAACGATGGGAGTGCATCCATCGGATTCGGGTCAACTAGTCAAGTGGTAGTATGTAAAAATACTTTCCATCGTGCCTACAAAGATTTAGATAAGTTTCGCCATACTGAATCAGCAAAGAGTAGAATTGAGACTGCCATGGCTGATTTGCGCAAGGCATTGCATCTAGATGAAGTATTGATGGGTAATTTTAAAAAGATGGCTGACATCGAGCTAAAAGATGAAATGGTAGAACGTGTAATCAGAAAGTTATTCACTATAGACGTGACCACAAACAAAAAAGACGTGAGCAGTAGAAAGTTAAATCAAGTGACTGCTTTTGCTGACTCCTTACAAACCGAGATTAACTTGGAAGGTAAAACGATATGGGGATTGTTTAACGCAGTTACACGTTACACAAATCACGTCAGTGCGCCAAAGGATGAGAACGATAAGTTACACTACTTGGTTAGTGGTGGTGGATACAAAATGAATAACCTAGCTTTTGATGAGGTAATGAAATTTGTAAATGAGAATACTGTGGATAATAAAATATTCACATTTGCATAGCATAAATGGTTCAAGTGAGGGGTTCGATTCCCCTCATATGTTCAAACAATTAATAATAATTAATCAATCACAATTTAAAAAAAACAATCAATCATTATGACAAACAATCAAATTAAAACAACAATCAATCACCATAATTCGTATGGTGTATTCTGCATGGCTAACATCATTGGTGTTAACACTAGAGAGCTAGACATTATTTGGAACAAGGCAGTTGAGGTCTATAACCTATTTGCTGAGAGCAAGTTTAACGTGGATACAATGTCTGAGCTAGATTGCATGGAGTTATTCTATAGAGAATACCATGCTAGGCAAGAATTCTTAAAGAGAGGTACATACATGATGCTAGACAAACAAGTTAGGGAATGGATAGTAAGCATAATAGATAGCTTAAATACTATGAATGTAGACGGTGAAACCATGGAGTTTATTATTAAGAATGTAGGCATGGAAGACCAAATGCTTTCGCAGTTAGGCTATCCTTTAAGAGTAGAGAATGAGTCTTTAAAGCATAGATTACAAGTTATAGCTGAAGATGTGGTTAGTTCAAGACGTTGGGTATGTGGTGAGTTAGACGACCTAAATACACACTTAAACAACATAGAGATTGCTTGTGATTTAAGCAGTGACGAATCACTTACATGGAATACAAAATCATAATTTAAATAAAAAATAGGAGATAAAAACATCATGGAAAACAACAAAATATTAACTGCAATAAAAAATAGGTATTGGGACATCAATACCTTAAGACTTGAAATGTATGCAAATGATAACGCAGATTCGTGCATAATGAATTTGATGGAGGAATTAAACGATGAGTACTCTGAGGAAGAAATTTTAAACTTTATAAATAACATAAAATAACATGGAAATTACAATCAAAAGAAAAATCAGCAAGGATGTTTTAGAAAACATTTTTACCACTGCTCTAGAGGGTGGAAGTAACTATTGGTATTATCTATCAGACGATACCGTCCGTAAGGTAAGACAAGCAGTGTCCAAGTCAACCACTCCGTATCTATGCCTAGCTATTTTAGAGGCAGTCCTAGAGCATAACGTGGAGGTGGAGATAAACGATGCCGAGGATGAGGATGAAGTGATAGGATTAATCACTAGGGACTCGATGGTAGAAAGATTACAACTACTAGTAGATAGCTCTGATGCATGGGCTCTAGAGAATGAGCTAAAGGAAGATGGGGATGCTACTAGTAGTGATGTTGTATTTCAGTACATAGCTCTAGGGGAGGTGGTATATGGATAGTCAATCAAAAGCAATCGATACATGGTTGCCATTATTCAGAGGATTCTACAATACAATATGGGATGGAGATAGTGAGCTAGATAGTTTTTGTGAATACAATGAAGTTTCATCAGATGATGTAGAAGTAGATTGGCTAGGCTATAGGCAAAAGGTAGCTATTTCAATAACATCTGAGATAGAGAGCAAGTTAATAGAGCTAGGATTAGTTGAGTCGGTAAAATTTGAAACCATCATCTCCCCTAACTACTATAACTTTGTAAATGATTCTATAGATGTGGAGATTGTTCCTATAGTAGATAGTATTGTTTCGTACATACATAGTAATTACGATGCTTTTAATAGCTATTTAAAACAAAGATACACCTCTAGGGATGGCTTTATATCTTTTAGATTTAATAGTGCAGTAGAATGGGCTGAGGACACGTCAAACTTTACTGCTTTAGGTAAGGATAGTCATGTGCTAGGTGCTTTGCTAGACTTTGCCTTAGTAAATGAGGATTTAAGTGAGCACGATTTTTATTGTGATGTGATTAGCGATGTTTGTATAGATGAATTTGCTACCATAAACTACATTGATATCGAGGAGCTAGGTAGTGATGATAGAATCAAGTTAATCAGAGACAATGTCGATGACATTGACTTGGACTATGGCTACCTAAAGGTATTGTCTGATGAGGCTAGGGCAAAGTCAATCTTATTAGCTACTGACTTTATTGAGGAGCTAGTAGAGGTAGGATACAGTGAGTTAATATCAGCACTGCCATTTAGTAAGGTAAACAAAGATTTAGAACCAAAATAAAAAAAAATAATAGAAAGTATGGATACAATAACGCAAAAAAGTTACAACAGTTTAGTATATAAGATATACGAAACACTGATGTCCAACGAGGACTTTGGACTAGGAGAAATGGGTTCATGCAGAGACGAATCAGAGAGAGTAGTCGATGAGTGGATAGAAGAAAACAACATTTATTTAATAAGAGAAGAAAAGGAGGAAAAAATATGAATCACCCAAATGCAAAGAGGCACTTACAAATAAGCCTATTTAAATCGATAATAAGAATAGTAGGTTACATACTATTGGTAGTAGATATTGAGATAGCAGTCGCAGTATTAGTAGCAAGTGAAGGTATAGGAATTATTGAAGAACTAGTTTAAAAAAATAACAATCATGGAAAATAAAATCGAAAGAATCAAAGAAAACATTATGTCTGACATTTCTTTAGTTAAGGACATAAACAACGTGCCTTACTACAGTGTAGATACTTTTATATCTGATGCAGAGGCATACGTTAAGGCAGTCAGAGAAAATAGGATGATTAACGTAATCGGGTCGGTGTCTTCAAGTGGCATGAGTAGAAAGATTAAGTTTACTAGTTGTGAAAGATATCCACATAATGATAACGAATACTATCAAAGGAATTATTCGTGCCTATTCAGAGCCCTAGGGTACAAAGAAAGTAAAAATAGTTATGGCTACTTTACAATAAGTGGATGTGGGATGGATATGATATTCCACACTAACTACTCTATCATGCATTCTTTTTGTAGGTATGGATTTATAACCAAAGAAGAGTGTGACAAACTAGCTCAGAGAACACCATCAACAATTTAATAAAATAATAAAAAAAAAGGAGAGATAAATAATATGGAAAATAATAAATTATTCGCAGTCGTTCATATTTGTAATGGAGACTATATGGGAACACAATTCTTCTATGCTAAGAGTGAAGAAGATATCAAGAGGATGAAAGAATACGAGTTTAGTTATGACGAACTATTCAGAAGGTGTGACAACAAGTTGTTTTCCACTGAAGTTCCTGACTCAAGTAGAATACATATAATAGAATAGTATTATGGAAGAAATAATTGCACTCATCCTATTCATAATCCTAGCAATTATGGTGGGAGTATTAATCAAAACAATTAAAGATAGCAACAAATGATAAATAGCGATTTTAAAAGAGATATAGCCATGGTGCTAATCATATTCATATTTGGAATAGGACTAGGAATAATACTCGGGTATTTCCTAGCTAGAAAAGACATAATAAACCTTAAAGAAAAGGTGGCAAAAATCAACTGCCTTGATGAGCAGATAGGAGTAGAGTGCTTGAAAGATAATCTACATAAGCACAAGGTTAAGTTTAGTCACATCGTGTTAGCGCAGTGCATCCTAGAGAGCAATAACTTGACCTCACCTCTATTCAAGAACAATAAGAACTGCTTTGGCATGAGAGTCGCAGCGCAGCGATTTACGTTTGCCATAAACAATCACGACTATGGCGCATATGCAAAGTATGAGTCACTAGAAGATTGCATCCTAGACTACAAGGCATTTCAAATTCAGAATGCTTTATTCATTACAAATGATTCGGACTACTTAAAGTTACTAGGAAGTATATATGCCGAAGACCCTATTTATATTAGTAAGTTAAAAAACATAATCAAAAAGAACAAATTATAATAAACCATGGAATCAGCAGATAAATTAATAACCATAAGTGTGATGGAGGTGGCTTGTGAACTTGCTCATGCTAGAACATTTGATGAGCTAAGGGATGTCTTAGGCGATGATGAGGATAATATGTACAATCCATCTGAGGATGACATTTATTGGCAAGTGTATAAAGACTTCGTACAAGAAAGATTCAACATTTGGTACGGATGGTACGAGGACAATTTAATTAGCCTTCAACGATGATAAATAAAATAAAGTTTCACCTAGTAATGTGGATATGTAGATTAATATTATTCTTTTACATATACCTAGTAGAATTCAATAAATAATAAAAAAATAAATAAAAAAAAACAATATGAAAGTAGAAATAAGAAAAATAGTAACGGAAATGGTTGAGATGAGTCTCCCGATGTATGTAAGGAATAGTGATATCCACTTCTACAAGATAGTAAGTGAAGGTGAAGTTATTCAAGTGTGCGAATCAAAGTTTGGTAACAATAGTATTACCGAAGTGTCAGTAAGTGTTGCTCTTCATGGCAATTGGGAAGTGTGCACTGAAGAAGAGTTTGAGACCGCATTTTATAAAGTATCAGAATATTTTAAAGACAAAGTATCGTAATGGAAATAAATAAGAGCAAAGGTAGTTGGGGTGGTAAAAGAGAGAACTCGGGGCGCAAGGGCTTCGGGTTCGAGGTCAAAGGGGTGACAATAAGTGTGAGAACCAAGCACCACGAAGAATTCAAGAAACAAGTCAAAAAATTAATAATTAAATTATATGAGAATGATTAAATTTGCAACATCAGAACAGTTGAAAGTAGCTAGTGATATCTTGAGAGCAGAATATCCTAAGCCAATGGTTAGCCATACGGCAGATTTTTACGTTGATTTAAGCCCTTTAGATAGACAAGTGTTATTCATATCAGATAGAATGAAAGTTAAGCTATTAGAGAGCCCTAAAAATAGTATAGGAGGAATTGGATAATGAAGGTGAAGATAATGACTAAAGGAACGGTGTCTTATGTATTCCCAATAAACAAGGGCGAGAGCATTAGGTTTAGCGACCCTCAGAAAGCAGTTCATTACTGCAATGAAAATGATTTAGAGGTTATTAACAAAGATGAGTTGCATATATTTTATTCAAACCAATTAAAAAAATAATAAAAATAATGAAAGCACAAAACGATTTTGTATCAGAAGAGAGTTATAGAGAATACCTAGTAACTTTTTACATCCCTAGTTGCTTGTACGCAATAAACAATAGCGGAGGACTTGGTGGCAAGAGCCTAGAGAAAGTAGCTATAGCAATGGCAAAGGATATAGTAGATACTATACTGCCACCGAAAAACAGGAAGACCAAGGACATTTACAAACCAATAAACCCAGAACACGAGGAGGATTTAAGTTAAAAATTATGAAAGGGAGTTACACGATAGGATGGAATCAGCACAAACCTAAAGAGTTTGTAGTAATATCAAAGAAAGAAGTTGTGGCAAGAACCATAGGCAATGCAAAAACTGCCGTAGAGTTTGTTACAGGTATCACTTTTGATATGATGAATAAAAATACGAGGAAGAGAAAAATAGTGTACCCAAAGTTTATGCTATACACACTGCTGAGGAGGTACACACCGCTCAAGCTAAATGAGATAGGTAACTTATACTCAAGACCTGCTTGGAATCCTACACTAAAGAGAAATATTACTTGCCATCCAAACCATGCTAGTATACTTAGCGGAATAGAAAACATACAAAACGTGGAGCATATTGGCAATAGGGACGAGTGGTATGCAGTGTGGGTGCAAGTGCAAGAAACATTTAAAGAGTATCAGTATCCTAAATTTAAATAACAATAGTAGTGTAGTAGAAGTTCTTTAAATCTATCATACGTTCCTCGGAGCTATGGTAGATTTTTAGTTTTGTCTTATCCTCGTTAGTCCATATCCTCTCGCAATCGTGACATAGGATGAATCTATTTAAGGGATGATGGTATAAGGCACTATTTGCCGAGCCTGCTATGATATGGCTCACATTCCTTCCACTAGGTTCTATTATCTCGACACCGCAGTTCTCACATGGGCACTGTCCTTTGTTCTCCTCTAGGTGACGAGCAATCTCTTGAGCATAGTAACTTTTATTTGCTATTATTCTCCCCTTCTGCTTGTCGCTTACCTTCTTTATCCTTTTTACGTTGTCCGTCTTCTCATGTCCTTCCATGCAGCCTCTAGCCCATATGTATCCTAGTTCACCGCATCCACACTTGCAGAGTTTTTTCTTTGGTGTAATAAGGCTCATTTTCAGAACAACTTTTCAATGTTAACAAAGTAAAGAGAGTTAGACCCAGTCTTTCTGAATATAAAGTTAGCCTCTAGTAACTCAATTATTCCCTTATACACAGCTACCTTGGAACTGTAATTGCAGAACTCAGCGCAGTCATCTATACTGATATGCACCTCGTCATTATTATGCTCCTTAATCGAAGCTATGTAGCACCAAACTTTAAAGGATGATGTGCTAAAGTCCTTGATAACTGCAAATGCTCTTTTGTTTACTCTGATACTATCCTTGGCACTGCTCTTACTATCACTATTCATAGGGTTCTCCCTATAAGATTCAAAATTACTTATTTTCATATTATATAAACTATAGTTGCAAATATATTTAAATAAATCCACAAAACAAGAATAATATATTTTGTATTGCGATATGAAATATTATCTTTGCAGAACAATATTATTAATAATAATATACACATGAAAAAAAAGACAACAACAACAATTTCCCTTGATGACATACTAGAGATGTTCAACGAGGAAGACATTATTAAGGCTGATGGCTTTGATGATTGTATCGTAGGTGTAGAAAGTACAGGTGACACTATACTAGTTTACTCTACACAACTTATACTAGAGAAGCTAGTTAAGGATAGTGAGATGACTTGGGAAGAAGCAATCGAGTACTTCGACTACAACATCCAAGGTAGTAAGGGAGAAGGGTATCCTATCTACATTCTAGATTACTTATGGTTTAACCTATAATTAGTGAAAAAGTTAGATATAAAACCGCTCAGTGTCAATAAGTGTTGGCAAGGCAAAAGGTTTAAGACAAAAGAGTATATTTCATACGAGAAGAAGTGCATACTATTATTACCAAAAATAAAGATGGGTGTGCCTCCGTATCTATTAAATATAGTCTTTGGATTCTCCTCGCCTCTAGCAGATATAGACAATGGGCTAAAGCCATTCATAGACATCCTTCAGAAAAGGTACGAGTTCAACGATAAAGATATTGTAGAGCTAAACGTAAAGAAGGAGAAGACTGTCAAGGGTGGCGAGTTTATACTCTTTGAAATATTAACAATAAAATAAATAAATAAATTATGAGCAGACAATTATTACCAACAAAGTTTGATTTAACACCAAGTGGGAAAATCAAGGACACGTCAGAATATGGCGAACAAGGATATTTTGAAAATGTAGAGTACGAGATAAAAGTACATCATACTGAAGATGGACTATCAGTTCATTGGTATGGCGAAGACGATACTGAAATAAGTCTAGAAGAATATTTAAAATTAATTAATAAAAAATAAAAAATAAAACAGATGGGATTATCAACAACAGAAGAGCCTAATGGCTCAATCAAGAACTACCTTAATATTACAGGTGGTAAAATCACTCAGAAGGTTAAAAGCGGCACAGAGGGTGCAGTAGTAAGAACCAACAAGATGGGTGTCGAGGTATCAGAACTACACTTTGACACACTATCGGGTCAAATCGTTAACATACACATAGAGCCTTCCCCTTTCGCACCTAAGGTATGGGTAGTAACAATTCGTGATGGTATCGATTTCTATTACCTACACTTATCGTATTCGGGTGGAACAACTATGGGCTTATTAAATAGGTTACCAAACATTGACTTCTCTAAGGACGTTATCTTGAAAGTATTTAGAATCTTTAATGAGGTTAGTAAGAAAGACAAGGACTACTTAGTGGTGTATCAAGGTGGAATGACTAAAGGACACAAGGTTGAGACCGCATTCCCTAAGGAAAACCCTAATGGCTTACCTCCTATGGAGCAGATTAAAGTTAAAGGTTCTTTGGTGTGGGATGACACAAAACAAATGGAGTGGTTAGAGAATCTAGTTATGACTAGCATCGTTCCTAAATTAGGTGGAGCTCCTGCCCCTGAGTATGCGTCTAAAGTAGAAGCAAAGGCAGAAGCACCGAAAGTGTCTGATGATGATGAGATGGAAAGTTTGCCATTCTAAAATGAGTAAAGATTTGTTTGGACAAGCAAGGGAGTTAGAGATAGCTTCCTTGCCCAAAGAAGAAGTAGCTTTAATAAAGCAAAAAACAATAGAGGAGCAGTATCAACAAGATAAAGAAAATAAATAAATAAAAAATAGTCAGGTGGCGGAACAAGGGCAACACTGATAAAGTTGATTCCTGATGGTAGACGCTTAAATGGAGTATCATGTTATAGAACTAGTACGAAAACTATATCCTCTATATTCAAATTACAGGTTCGAATCCTGTCCTGACTACAAAATAAACAACAACAAATAAAGTTGTGAGTTATATTAAAATAGCCAACTATAAGCCAACATAAAGCTGTTGGACACAGACGGAGTAATTAACCATAGTGTGGTGCAAAAGTTGTGATAGTATAACAAATACCCCTCTGAGTTGTTAGTTTATTTTATTTAGTCAGGTGGCGGAATTGGTAGACGCTAC